CCGAAGGGCAGGCGGTACCGCTTACGGAGGACCTTGTAAACGAGTTGTTCTGCGGAGAGGTGCAGGATATGTACATTCTCGCGTTCCACGTTATCAAGGTAAACTACGGCGGTTTTTTCAAGAAGCTCGGCGGCCAATCTGGAAAAGTCGCCGAGCTGTTGCAGAAGACAGCGAAGTAAACCGCTACGGGGAACTGGATTTGGAACAGTTTTCAGATTTGGAACTCCGTATGTACACGTTAATAAAGGCGCAGTTAGCTTCAATGATGGAGTTGAAGGAATATTACACCCTTGACGAAGCGTTGAAGCTATACGCGCTCTATATGATGGAGGTAGACATCGAGCATTGCAAAAATGACGATATGAAAAAAGAAGCAGGGAGGGTCAAGAGATGACGATAAGAGAGATTGCCATTGCGTTTGGATTTGAGGTCGATAAAGCATCGGAAAAAAATGCTGAAAAGGCCGTAAGCAAACTTAAATCAATGGCTACAAAAGCATTGTCGGCAATCGGTATCGGTTTTTCTCTGGTGCAGATGAACAAGTTGATAGAGGAATGGTACTCGGTCAACAAAGTATTATCAACCGTGAACACCGAACTGGATAGTCAAAAGGCATTGCAAGATAAAATAACGGAAGCCGCTAACTCGTGCAAACTTAACTATGGCGATATGTGCAAATACGTCACAAGCCTCGTTAAGACGGGAAGCGGCTTTTTCTCTACCGCGGAAGATGCGGCGGATTTCTTAAAACTCGCAAACCAGTCTTTTCAGGTTGCGGGAGCAACGGAGTCGCAGATAGCATCGCTCAATAGCGTACTCACAAACACGTTCAATACAGGGAAGTTAAGCGCTGGTGGATTTAATACCATTATGCAAAGCTGTCCCGATGTTATCAATTATCTGTCAAAAAGTCTCGGCGTGTCAGAGCGCCAAATTAAGGCACTGGGGCTGTCTGGTAGTATTACCGCAAAACAGCTCTACGCCGCGTTTAGGAACAGTGCGGAGGGCATCAGCGCCTCGTATGACAGTATGAGGCTCACTATATCTGACGCATTGCGAATTATCAAAAACGAGTTTGGCACTTGGCTGTACCAGACGGATGAAGGAATACAACTCACGAGTACAATCGCAAAGATGATGGTGCGTACATTCAGGGGGCTTATAACCGTCTTGAAAGCACTGTCTAACACGCTGGAAAGGTTAACGAGCTTGTTCGGTTCTGCCGAAAGAGCGCTACTATTCCTCGCGGCGGCTGTTACGGCAATTATCGTTGCGTTCAAGTGGAAACAAATCGTGGCTGGGGTAAAAGCTATACAGGCGGCACTGTCATCAGGTCCGCTTTTAATCGTTCTTGCCATTGTAGCCGCGGTTATGGCGCTCATTGCAATAATAGACGATTTGATTGCGTTTGTTAACGGCGATGATAGTCTTATCGGTGGGATATTCGAGAAGCTGGGGGTTGACGCGGAAGGGCTACGCAAATCGCTACAACAACTGTTTGCTGTGTTCAAGCAGGTATTCGGAACGATTTTGAATTTGGTCGGTAAAATAATCAGCTCGGTTATGCCTATATTGCAAAAACTGTTGCAAGCCTACTTCGACATTCAGCAAAAAATATGGGGAGTGCAGGCGCAAATCATAGAGAAGGCATTAGAGATTATCGTAGAGTTGCTCGAAATGCTCTTACCTCTTATCGATATGGTGCTGGAACTTCTCGACCCCATACTCGAAATCATAACGCTTATAGTAGATGTTGTAATGATGCTCATTGACGCGGTAATGGCTTTGATTAAACCGTTACTTGATTTGATAAGCGCAATCCTCAAACCGATTATGGCAATCGTTAAGGTGCTGGTCGGTATGCTGGAAGGGCAGCTCGGTCAAGCGTTCAAGTTCATTGCGAATGTGGTAAATAACCTCATAGCAGGGCCGCTACGCGGTTTGTTGGACTTCTTGGGACAGATTATCAAGTTTATCTCCGCTGTGTTCACGGGCGACTGGGAAACGGCGTGGAAAGCGCTCGGTAATATTCCCATTTCGATTATCAACTCGATTATAGGCGCGTTTGAAGGGATGATAAATTTCTTCATTGGGATGATTAACGGCATCACGTCGGCTCTCTCGTCCTTGTGGACGTGGATAGGCATCCCCGGCATCCCTGAAATCCCCGACGTATCACTCGGCAGAATATCGTATTTGGCGCAAGGTGGTTACGTTGGTGCAAACAACCCGATGCCCGTAGTCATAGGCGATAACAAACAAGAAGGCGAGATTGTATCGCCTGTAAGCAAAATGAAGGCAACCGTACTCGATGCGCTCAAGGTATTCACTGGCGGCGCGGCAGGTAGACGGAAAAACGAAGCGGCGCAAACGCTTGAACAGCAAAGTATAACGAAGAACGTAACGCAGAATGTAAATATCTACAATACGTTTGAAGGCTCGAAGGACGTGCAGAAGACAACCTCAACTGCAATGCGTCAATCTTCGAGAGATATTACGAGCGAACTTGCAAATGCGCTGGCGTATGCGAGGTAAGACTATGAGTAAAGCAAAGATACCCGCCTCGCTTGGCGGAATAGAGTTCGACTGCACAATCAGCAGAGAGCGGACATACGAGGCCGACGTTCCCGAATACCCCGTAGAGGGCGGTTTCACTGTATCGGACGCAATCTTGAAAAAGCCACTCGGCCTTGACGTGGTTGTGTTTGTTACGAATATGCCCGTAACGTGGGCTAAAATACACGCGGGCAACAACCGTGTAAAAACGGTATCGGATGCCCTTGTAAATCTTTACCTATCAGGTAAACCCGTATCGTTCGTTACGCCAGACAAGGTGTACGAAAATATGGCAATCACAAAGTTAAGTCTGCCGGAGGAAGATTACGCGAACGCTATCGAAATTGCGTTATCTCTCAAACAGGTAACGATTACTTCGGCAGATACGATTGTGGTATCAAGTTACAATTACAGCGGAGGCTCGTCGGACAGCGCTGGCTCGTCATCCACGAAAGAGGAGGGCAGCACAACGAAGAAGAAAAGTATTCTCTCATCACTGCTCGGCTGGCTTTTCAAATAGGAGGCAATATGGTTTATTTCACACCGCCTGACAAGAACGATTGCTTAACTCGCATAGTTCTCGATGGTGACGAATATCTTTTCAAATTCTCGTTCAACTACGAGGGCAATTTTTGGGTTCTCGGTATCTATGAAAACGAAAACAACCCGATAGTTGCAGGTATCAAGATAACGCCGTGCTTCCCCGTAAATTGGTACTTCCGTCAGTACATCAAATTGCCGAAGGGCGTTCTCGGCGTGGTAACGCGCCTTGAAAAAATAGGTAGGCAGGATTTTGTAAACGGCAACGCGCAGTTCGTCTATGTTACAAAAGACGAGTACGCGGAATACGTCGGAGGCGGTGCATAATGGCGAATTGGGATAGACAGTATAGGCTCCGCGCTGGCGTAGAGGGTAGCAAAGGGTTCGAGATTGGCGAACCTGATAAGACAACGAATTTGGCTATCCACATAAACTTTACGATAGAGAAGAGCGACTCAACAACGCTCAATACTACGAAGATTAAATTGTGGAACCTGAACAAAGAGCAGATTAACATCTTGACGCAGACGGGTTGCCAAATAGACATTACGGCAGGTTACGGAACGTCCCGTCCGGTTGTATTCAGGGGTACGGTATCAAACGTCAACGAGTCGCTTGACGGGGCGGATAGACTTGTTGAAATCGAAGCAGTGGACGGTTTTGCTGAATTAAGCGAGACCGTCGTATCTGTTTCTTACAGCGGCAAAATATCGGCGGCAAAAATTCTTAACGCAGCCGATAAACTCAACCTACCTGTTAGTTATTCCGCGACAGCGCAGGAGATACTTGAACGCTCCTACTTTTCTAACGGGTATAGCTTTGTAGGTTACGCTCAATACGTCCTTGACGATGCGTGTAGCAAAGCCTCGCTTATGTGGACTATACAGAACGGTGTATTGCAGGTCCGCAGGAGCAGCGAAGGCATCTCCACTGCATTACATAAGCTCAACAAAGATACGGGACTTATCAACATACCCAAACGAGTGTACAGCACTCAAACGGCAAATACCGACAGCTCAATAGATACTACGTCCGATATGCTTTACGGCTACGAGATAGAGTATTTTATGAATGGAGCAATCGGAATAGGCGACAGGGTATATGTAGAGTCAAGCCTCGTTAAAGGCGTTTATATGGTGTCGAAGCTCCAAATCGAGGGAGATAACATTGAAGGCAACTGGCAATGCACCGCGCAGATTACGGAGGTATCGTAATGAGTTTAATCGATTTTGTTGATGAGGTAAAGAACCTCGTAAAAGAACAGGTAAACAACATTCACACGGCCTTGCCGGGAGAGATTGTATCGATAGATGCAAACACCTGTCTTGCGACTGTCAAGCCGAAGGCGCAGATGAGCTTCTCTAACGGAAAGGTTTTGGATTTCCCTATTATATCGGGCGTGCCTGTTGTCATACCGCAAAGCCCTACGTCGGGCGCGGTAATAGCGTTCCCCGTCAAGGCTGGCGACCCTTGCTTGCTCATATTCAGCGAGCAGGCTTTGGACTACTGGTTTGAGAACGGCACAACGAACTCACAGGTAAAACACGGGCTGTCAGGAGCTATCGCAATCCTCGGCTTGATGAAAACCCCGTCGAGCGATTTTAAGGACGCTATCTTGCACGATAAAGTCATTGTTCGCAATGGTAAGGCATCTATCGCGCTCTCAAACGCTACTATAACCATTCGGGGCGATGTTACGGTAGAAGGCAACTTACTTATCAACGGGGAAATACAGCAAGTTACAGGCTAAATAACGAGCCTATTTTGCAAGGAGGCAATATGAAAGATTTAAGGCTTAACGAAGACGGAGATTTGCATATCACAGACGATGGCGATATTGCTTTTACCGACAGCGTTTTGCAGGCGATAAAAATCCGTTTGAAATGGTTTCTCGGAGAATGGCGCATAAACACGGAATACGGTATGCCGTACTTCGATGAGGTATTCGTTAAGAACCCAAGCACCGCGCTCCTTGAAGACAGAGTAAGAACAGAGATTTTAACCGTCGAAGGAGTAGAGTCGGTTGAAAGCATCTCTATCAAGATAAATAAAACGACACGCGAAGCCACGATAAAATTTGTAGTTGTGGCTAACGGACAAATAGGGCAAGAGGAGGTAACTGTAAATGTCTGAATACGGTGTAACCGATAAAGGCTTTGTCAAAAAACGCTACGACACAATCTACGAAGAATTGCAGAACGACATAAAGGACGGTCTCGGAATTGATATAGCAATCAACCCGAAATCGTTTTTTAATGTTCTCATATCATCGTTCGCAGACAAGATTGCAACGGCGTGGGAACTGGCCGAACAAACGTACTACGCCCATTATCCTGCTACAGCAGAGGGCATCAACCTTGACTATGCCTGTCAGTTTGGGGGAACGATACGCGAAGAGGGCGCACGAACAAAGTACAGCATACTGTGTTCAGGCACTGACGGAACGTCCATTCCTGCCGGGACGCGCATAGCATCAACTACTTCGCCGCAAGTGTACTTTACAACCCTTGAAGACAACACGATTTCAAGGTCATCTTGTAACAGTGTAGTCATAAGGGTAATGCAGGTAGCTGGCGAAGGGCATTACACGGTTTGGCTGAACGATACGGCGTATACCTATTTAAGCCAGACAGAAGACGACAAAATGGCAATCCTTGAAGGACTGCGCGAGTCGATTACGGACGGAGATTTTATCGTATCTATCAATACAGATGATGAGTTCCTTGTCATCCAAAGCAAGAACAAGTATTTGAGCCACACGATAGATATGACGGAAAACCTGTCAACTGAAGAAGTAACCTCGATAATCATATTCGAGTCGGAAGAGTACAAGCGCATACAACTCACAGAAGGCGCTATAACCGAGATTATCACGTCTACGGCCGGTTTTTCAAGATGCACGAACTTGGCAATCCCTGTGTACGGCAGGGAGCGCGAAACGGACGCAGAGCTTCGTCAGTCTTATGCGAGAAAGCAGTCGTATCGTTCGTCTACATTGCTTGAAAGCATCACAAGTGCCATTATGAACAACGTAGCGGAAATATCGAGCGCGGTTGCGTTCGAGAATGACACGGACCTTACAGACAGTGAAGGCAGGCCGCCTCACTCGATAGAAGTTGTGGCTGACGGCGGAGATGAAGCCGCAATAGCACAGCAGATTTTATTGTATAAGGCGGCTGGCATACAAACATTCGGCAAAGAGGTTGTGGACGTTCCTACGTCGTTTGGTACTACGGTAGCGGTAAGGTTCAACCGACCCGTTCCTGTTTATGTATGGCTCAAAGTTTCGGTAGTGAAAAACCCCGAAGAAGCTATGCCGCCAAATTACGAAGAGCTGATAAAGGGCGCGATTATGGATTACGCCGAAAACATCAGGGCTGGCGAGAATATCGTCATCCAAAAGGTCATAACGCCCATAAATACGCTTGTTTCGGGTCTTGCCTACATTTCCATTAAGGCTTACACTTCGCAAGACACAAAGGCAATACCGACTGATACGGACTACACTTTAACCTATATCACGGTAGCATCGAGAGAAAAGGCGTATTTCGATGAAGAACGGATAGAGGTGGTCGTAGATGAAAATTAAAAAGATTGAAACAGACTTACTCGAACAGTTCCGAAACCGAAAGAACATTACGGCAATATGCGATGCACTCGATAAGCAAATGGCGGCTCTCGCGGAAGCGTTTACCGCCATTGCCTACGAAACCGACATTGACACCGCCGTAGGTGCGCAACTCGATAGGATAGGCGATATAGTTGGGCTTACACGCTCCGAAGCGGGCGTGCTTTGCGGACAGTCGGGTTATTTCGACATCGTGGACGATGAGCTATACAGAAAGTATTTGAAGTATAAGGCTTTTCGTAATTCGAGCGATTGTACCTATCAGTCTATTATCACAGCGATGCGGGCTATCCTCGGTAACGATGCAAAAATCAACTACGAGGAAGACGAAGATTTCCCGGCAACGCTTATTCTTGACGTTCGCACGAACGGAGCAGATGAAGTGTTCATAGGTGGCATACCGCCGATTAAACCTGCCGGAGTCAACGTCGAGTACAAGGTAGACACGCGAGGGACGATTGAAGTATCTCACATTAAACGGTATTACGTCAGCGGGCTTGCCTGCGGAACAATGTATTGCGGAGAATGGCCGAAAGATAAGCCGTTCCCTCGTTGCGGCGCTTGGAATTGCGGCGAATATCCACCCGAAGGTATATAGGAGGTAGCTATGGGACTTTTTACACAGAATTTTTTGGCAGAACGCCGTGAAGACTTCTTATCACTTATAGATAAGTTTGAGTATGAAGTCGATAACGGCGAGCAATGGCTCACGGCAGTGGAGCGCAGTCGGCAGATAGTCGGCAATTACATTCGGATAACCCTGTTACTCCCGAACGTATTGCAGAGGGACTACAACATTACGGCTATCCGCATCATAGACGTGAACGGCAACGTGATAGGACAGTCTGATTTGAAAATAAACGTCAATTCAATACAGACCATTCTATATGTATTCAGTATTTCTTATCAGGAGGTATAAAAATGGCAGAAGAAACAAAACAGCAAAACAACGAGTGTACCTACCAAAAACAAACGTGGGTAGACCATTTCGTTGACGAAGCAGGCTTTGTGGTTCAGCAAGGAACGGCTATGGACGCTTTGCATTTCAACCACATTGAGGACGGTATTGAGGCGGCTCACAACCTTATTGCCGAAGAAACGGCTAACCGCGAGGAAAAGGAAACCGAAATCAACGAACGTATCAAAAAGGTTGAAGACGGTTCCGTTATGGCGGGCAAAGCAAAGAAAACGCAAGGAACGCTCACAGTCGGAGATAAAACCTTCGACGGTAGCGAAGACGAAACTGTAACCGCTTCGGACGGCATCGAGATTAAGGGGGGCGTAGTAAAGCACACGAACAGCATTACCGCAGGAACCGCAAGCGGTGGCAGCGGGGCAAAGGAGTTCGGCGACGCTATTACAGTCCCGTCCATAACCTACGACAAGCACGGTCACATAACAGGCAAAACCACTACATCGGTAACGCTTCCTTCGAATGATGCGACCCAAAGCAAGCACGGCTTGATGTCAACTGCGGATAAAACAAAGCTCGATGGATTAGCCGCGTATAAGGCTGGCACGGGCTTGTCTTTAAGCGGAGATACATTCTCGCTCAAAACTCTTGAAGATATGAGCTGGAGCGAGATTTCTGCAATATCGAAAGCAGGTAAGGCGGCATCAATATTCCACGTCGGGCAAGAAAAGAAAATCACGCTCTCTACTGGAGAGTCGGTTACAGCGGTCATCCTCGGATTTAATCACGATGACTTGGCCGCTGGCGGAAAGGCGGGCATCACGTTCGGTTTGAAGAACTGTTTGAAAACACAGTATAATATGAACAGTTCCGACACAAACAGTGGTGGCTGGGGGTCATCCGCTATGCGCACAAGAATGTCTACATTCAAAGGTTATCTCCCGTCCGACCTCCAAAGCGCAATTCGTACCGTAACAAAGAAAACGAGCGCAGGTGCGCAAAGCACAACAATCAATTCGACTTCGGACGATTTATTCTTGTTCTCGCACGTCGAAGTGTTCGGAACAAACTATTACAATCAAGCCGACAGTCCGTCGCTCTATTCGGTTGCAGGAGAGGGAAAACAGTACGAATACTACAAAGGAAAGACGTGGGTTAGCTCGTACAAAAAGACCACCGTTGACAGCTTTGGAACCGCAAGAGATTACACGGCAAACAGGTACTATCAAGAGAACTCTTACAAGGG